TTCCAGCGGTGGAGATTCAGGAGGGAATTATGGTGGCGGATCATTCACATTAGAAGACATCATCAAGCAGTCTGAGTCCAAAAAAGATGTTCCGTTTGGTACAGGTAAAGGTAAGGCTCTTGGGTATGCTTACGAACTAAAAAATAGAGATGGTGAGCCATATCAACGCTACGACGCTCAAGGCAACCTAACAGAATTAAGGGAAAATAACCACGACACATGGAAAAAATCCAGCGATGTTAAGCCTATTGGAATGGTGTTAGACTCAGAACTAGGCAAGTTGGTCACAGAATATCAATACGAAAATAAAGACCTTGGTATTGATGACACTAAATTTACTGCTGATAACGCAAGATTTATGGAACCGTACTCCAAAGATCAAGGCGGCTTCATGGGTGAGGGCGGATGGGCAAATATTGCTAAATTAGCATTGGCTGGTCTCTCCGCAGGATTTGCCGCTCCAGCATTGGCTGGGATTCAGGGGGCTACAGGGCTTGGCGCAATAGCTAGTGGCGCTCTTTATGGGGGCGCTACGGGTGCTGTAGGTGGGCTGCTGGGTGGAGGTGGACTTCAGGGCGCATTAAAAGGCGGAGCATTAGGCGCTATAGGCGGTGGTATATCTGGCGGATTAGGCGGTGCAAGCGGAGCTGAATCTTTCCCTGTAGATGCTGGTGGGTTATCGGCAGCCTCAGATTTAGGTGGATATGCGGGTTTGGGTGGCTTAACAGACGCACAAGCCTCTGCTTTTATGGATTTCGGCATACTTCCTGCTGATTTACAAATTCCCGCATTGGGTGGTTTAACAGACATACAGGCTACCGCCCTAATGGAGTCTGGCATTTTGCCTGCCGAGATGCAAATTCCCGCATTAAGTGGCTTAACAGATGCACAGGCTTCTGCTCTTATGGAGTCTGGCATATTACCTGCCGAGTTACAAACTCCTGCTCAGGGTTCAATTTTAGATACTATTTCTGAGATGATGCCTGGCGGTCTTACGGGTGATCTTATTAAGGGCGGGCTGACTTTAGGTGGATTAGCTGCTGCACAAGCATTAGCTCCAAAGCCATCCTCAGCCTCTACCTCTTTGTCTGCACAAGAGTTAGCAGACATGGTAGCTAAGATGCCATCTGCAATGCAGCAGTATTTATTAAACGCCGGACAAAGCGCACCATCACCACAAAGTTTCGTGGAATTGTTCCCAGGGTTTAGTTTGCCGACCACAGGACCTTATTATGGTGCTGGTAGGTTTGACGATTATTACGCACCTACTCCGGCATCTAATACACCAATATCGCCTACAGGGTTGGTATGAACAGATCAGAGCGTGCAATAAGCCTTTTAAGAGACGAGTTCTTTGTAGAAGAGATTGAGAGGCTTAAGCAGATGTACATCACACAGATTGTTAACTCAAACGCAGAGGACATAAACGGTCGGGAACAAGCCTACCGGAATCACTCTACGATTGAGCAGATCATCTCCCACTTTCAGTCTATTGCGGATGACGCAAAGATTAACGAGAAACGATGGAAGATGTTTTAAGAATATGCGCCAAATGGTGCAAAACTGCGCTAGACAGTATCTAGCAACATAGGGTAATCAAATGAGCGAAAACATGACTCCCGCAGAGGGAAATGGGACGCTTTCGGTGGATCAAGCCGCCGGAGCACTTTTAGGACTTATGGGTGGTGAGGACTCGCAAGAGCAACCAGATGCCGCACAGGAAGCCGAAGAGGTAACTCAGGAAGCACAATCAGAGGACGAGCAATCGGAATCCGATGGTGACGTTGAAGAGCAGGAACAGGTAGAAGAGAAGCCACGCTACAAGGTGAAAGCCTCAGGCGAAGAGATAGAGGTGACACTCGATGACCTAATCAAAGGCTATCAACGAGAGGCAGACTACACAAAGAAAACCCAAACACTCGCAGAACAGCGTAAGCAAGTTGAAGCCGAGCGCAGTGAAATCGAGCAAGCAAAAACAGTGAGAGATCAGTACCAAGCTAGGCTTGCACTAATTGAGAACGCACTTAGGTCTCGTGAGCCGCAGGAAAACCTAGAAGCTCTTAAGGAAACCGACCCAATTGGTTTTGCAGTAAAGGTAGCCGAACAAACTCAGCGAGAGAAGCAGTTACAAGCTATTCAGCTAGAGCGAGCACGCATTGCCCAACAGCAACAAGCGGAGCAGACTCAAAACTTAAATAGCCATCTAGCCGTGGAAGCGCATAAGTTAGCAGAGGCAATACCTGAGTATGCAGACGAGCAAAAGTCCGTACAAGTCAAAAAAGACATACGAGACTATGCTAAAAAGATTGGATGGTCGGACGAAGAGTTGGCTAGTGTGTATGACTCTCGTGCCGTTCTGACTTTGTATCGTGCGATGCAATATGACAAGCTAATAGGCAACAAGGCTAACGTAACCAAAAAGGTTAACGAAGCCCCCAAGATGCTTAAGGCTGGCGTATCCCGTCAAACAGATGCAAATGCAGATCAGACTAAAAAAGCCCAAAACAAGCTCAAGCAAACCGGAAACATCCGAGACGCAGCGAGCGTATTTGAAAGATTCATTTAAGGAATTATTATGCCTACATTTACCGCACATAGTGCTATTGGTCAGCGTGAAGACCTATCGGATGTTATTTATAGCATCTCCCCAACAGAAACCCCATTGCTGAACACTTTGGCTCGCTCTAAAGCTACAGCCGTGTTTCACGAGTGGCAGACTGACTCGTTGGCAGCCGCCACTACTGCTAACGCAGCAGTTGAAGGTGCTGACGCTACGTCCGCAACCCTCAGCCCAACAGTTCGCCTTGGTAACTACACCCAGATCGTTCAAAAGACGATTCAGGTATCCGGCACTCTTGACACTGTTAACAAAGCAGGTCGCAAGTCGGAAAAAGCCTACCAATTGGCTCGTGCATCTAGCGAGTTGAAGCGTGACATCGAGACCATTCTTTGTGCTAACCAAGCTCGTAGCGCTGGCAACAGCTCAACAGCTCGCACAATGGGTTCTATGTTGTCATGGCTTACGACTAACGTAGACAAAGCATCTAACGGTGCAAACCCTACGACTATTGGTTCGACAACCCGTTCAGACGGTACTACCCGTACGTTTACTGAGACTCTTCTCAAGAACGTAGTGGCAAGCGTTTACGGTTCTGGTGGCGCTCCTAAAGTATTGATGGTTGGTACATCGGGTAAGCAGAAAGTGTCGAGCTTTGCAGGTATTGCTGCACAGCGCTACATGGCTCCTGCTGACGCTCCTACTACCATTATCGGTGCTGCGGACGTTTACCTGTCGGACTTCGGTTCGATTTCTGTTGTCCCTAACCGTTTCATGCGTGCTCGTGATGCTTTCGTGCTCGATCCTGAGTACGCAGCAGTTGCTTACCTGCGCCCATTCGCAACAAACGAATTGGCTAAGGCTGGCGATAGCGACAAGACTCAGATTCTTGCTGAGTTGACGCTTGAAATGCGTAATGAAGCAGCTCATGGCTTGGTCGCTGACCTAGATATGTCGCTGTAATCTCAACTTGAGATAGGGGTAGGGCTTAGGCTCTACCCCGCATTAGGATTATGAAAAAACTATTTAATGTTGACACCGAAGTAGGTAGACATACGGTAGCCCACGATGACGGAAATGGTGGACTAATCCTCGAAACTAAACAAGATATTTCAGAAATACTAGAAGCAAACAAGCGGGACTACAACAGTATTACTTCTGTAGACCGTTGGGGTGATTTAACGCACATAGCTCGGATACCTTATACGGTCATAGATGACTTGAATACAAAGGGTATTATGAGAGGGTTCGCAGTTGTTGACGAAAGCGCATTTGCTGCTTTTCTCAATAATCCTGAAAACCGATTTTTGCGTGTTCGCCCAGGGAATGTATGAAGATAGCTATATGCGTACCATGCCGTGATAGTGTTATGTCGGGCTTTGCCTTTGACCTAGCTAACTTGGTTGGTTATGTATCAAGACACACAGATCACAAGATAACGCTCTTGCAGATGCCAGGCACGCTGATCTTCACCCAAAGGGAGAAGTTAGCGGAGGAAGCCTTAGCAGACGGTGCGGAGGCAATCTTGTGGATAGACTCAGATATGCGGTTTCCGGCAAATACGCTAGAAGTGATGTTAAGCCGGAAAGTACCTGTCCTGGGAGTTAACGCTACAACCCGCAGAGAGCCTATTATCCCTACTGCGGGACAGTTAGAAATGAAGGACGGGATGGCAACATTCCGTAAGGTAGAAAGCAGAGGCAAGCAAGGGATTGAGCAGGTAACAGCCGTAGGATTCGGGGTTACGCTTGTTAAATCTCAAGTATTTAGGGAAATCCCTAAGCCTTGGTTCAACATCATCTGGAAGGATGACGGGGACATTATTGGGGAAGATGTGCATTTCTGCGTTAAGGCGCTAGATTGCGGGATAGAAACTTATGTCGATCACGACCTAAGCCCGTTAATCAAGCATATCGGCACAAAAGAATACGGATGGGATGACGTAAAACATGGCAATAACAACATACAGCGACCTGCAAACGACAATCGCAAGCTATCTCGCAAGAAGTGATTTAACGGCTCAGATACCGGACTTTATCCGGTTAGCCGAGACACGATTGCGTAGGGACTTGCGTATCCGGCAGATGATGAACGCAGCCACTACGACTACCACAGGCGGTGACGCTACGGTAGCCTTGCCTAGTGACTTCCTAGAGGTTCGGGACTTGGTTGTGCAGACTAACCCTGTAAAGCCTGTTAATTACATCTCCCCATCCGCATTCTCTCGTAACGCTCGTGTAACAGAATCGGGAGTCCCCACGGATTACACGATTCTAGCTACCGAGTTTAAGTTTGCACCAGTACCGGACTCTACATATACGCTTGAGATTCTTTATTACGGAGCGCCGGATTTCCTAACAAGCGCAAACTCTAGCAATACATTCCTAGCCGTTTGTCCTGACCTCTTGCTTTACGCATCCTTGGTCGAGGCAGAGCCGTACTTAATGAACGATGCCCGTATTCAGGTATGGGCAGGAATGTACGACCGAGGTCTAGCCGCTCTTAATACATCGGACGAAGCCGCACAATATAGCGGAGTTCCGCTTACAATGACACTTACAGCGAGGTAAACATGGCTGCTTTTAGCAATTACTTAGAAACCGCACTTATTAACGGTACATTGCGTGCTACGTCTTACACAGCACCCGCAACCGTTTATGTGGCACTGTTTACCACCGACCCTACGGACGCAGGTACAGGCAACGAAGTATCCGGCAACGGCTACGCACGACAGTCCGCTACCTTTGCAGCGCCATCAAACGGTGCAAGCTCTACTAGCGCAGATGTTCAGTTTCCCCAAGCTACCGGAAACCAAGGCACGATTGCCTTTTTTGCAATATTTGACGCACTTACGACAGGCAATATGCTGTACCACGGTTCGCTAACGGCAAGCAAGACGATTGAAACGGGTGATGTATTTAAGATTGCTTCTGGCAACCTTACAGTTACGCTCGCTTAAACATGGCTGATATTTGCGGACCATATACGCTAGAACAGCTAGACCTGTTCGATAGTAACTTAGATACCCTTGCGTTTTCGCTTGATAGTTCTATATGGAGTTCCGCAGACACTTGCATATTTGATGGTGCTGCAAGCGGCTCTGCATCCGCAAGCGCTACAGCCGCGGCAGGACTGACTAGATTGGGCGCAGCAAGCGTATCTGCTAACGCTACAGCATCTAGTGACTCTATAAGAGTTAGGCTCTCAGACGCATCTGTAACGGCTAACGCAAGCGTATCTGCTGGCGGGTTACGAATCAGATCGTCTGGCGCAAGCATACTGTGTACAGCAACGGTTAGCGCATTGGGCGGTGTTCAGTACAACGCAGACGCTAGTGTTGTTGCAAATGCAACGGTTTTTGCATTGCCATACGCAAATTTTTTATCTAGTGCAAATGCTTATGCAGCCGCTAGTGTGGCTTGTATAGGCGAGCGTTTAGGCGAGAATTGGATAGACGAGACATTTGGAGCGAACACTTGGACACCCGACCCCACTAGCAATAATGTGTGGACGCAGGAATCTCAGAGTTCTGATACATGGACAGCATTGCCCGTAAGCTCTAATACATGGGTTAACGAGGCACAAGGGAGTAATACATGGCAGAGAGTAGGATAAATCTAGGCGAATGGCTGCCGGATCAACCTGGCTTAGCTGGCGTTCTTACGGAAGCTAAAAATGTTATCCCTGTTGGTGTTGGATACGCTCCGTTTACTTCAGAAGTTAATTTATCGCAAAATGCTTCTCAAAATATCTTAACCGTGTTTGCGGGTAAATTTGCTGGTGCAACCACATTATTTGGTGCGGGTGCAACAAAGATATTTAAGTTTGATTCTACAGACACCTCAATGGATGATGTGTCTCGAACAGCAAGCGTGTACACAAGTACGGATCGGTGGTCATACACACAGTTTGGTAAGGTAATTATTGCGGCAAACGGTCTAAATGCCCTACAGGGGTGGACACTTAACACATCCACTAACTTTGCTGACTTGTCTGCATCTTGTCCATCTGCGTCGTTTGTAACAGTTGTACGAGACTTTGTGGTGGCAGGTAAAACGGTAGCGAATGCTAACCGTGTGTTGTGGTCGGATATTAACGATGAGACGGATTGGGTATCCGGTCCTACCTCTCAATCTGACTTTCAAGACATACCTGACGGTGGGGACATTCAGGGAGTGCGTGGCGGTGAGTTTGGTCTAGTGTTCCTAGAGAGTGCCATTGTCCGTATGTCTTACATTGGCGCACCTTTATTTTTTCAGTTTGACGCTATCTCCCGCAATTTAGGGTGTTACGAATCACGGTCTATTGTGCAGTATGGACCCACATCGTACTTCCTTGCGGATGATGGATTTTATGCTTGTGACGGGCAAAACATCATACCCATCGGTGCTGAGAAAGTAGACCGATTCTTTTTTGCAGATGCTAACCCGTCTCTTATTAACCAAATGTCTAGCGCTGTTGACCCTGTTAACAGTCT